ATTGTATGTTTTTTTGTTGCATGGTTATCTTATTTTAAAAATGTTATGTATAACTTATAAATATTAATATTAGATAAAAAAACTAAAATATTTTTATTAAAATTTTTTTGAATATTGAGATATTTAGTTACTGGATTCCTCTTGTCCGTTGCCAGTGGAGTACCAAAATTTTGGTCTAAGATCATATTCTTGCCACATATATCTTATATCTCTTTTTTTCAATGTCTCTTGTATTATTTCAACAATTTCATCCACCATATATCTTATATCTACAGAATTACGAACCTGTGGATTATAAACATCTGCTGAAAAATATCTAGATATCACAATATTGTTATTAATCTTTAACTGAAACTCAAACTTATTTTCCATTTTTATTTGTTTTTAATATTTTATTTTTCACTTTTTTTACAAATTAAACAGGAACCATAACATCCACTTTCTCCACAAAATTTACATTTATGAATAGGTATTTTTGTATTGGTATCAATCACATGCACAGGTCTCATTCCAATATCATAAATACGTCCATAATTATTTTTAAAAATAACATTCTTTTTTGATTTATATTTAAGTTCTGAAACTTCTTTTTGATATATATTAATTTCTTCAACAATCAATTTGTATTTTGGGTGTTTCTCAAGTTGTTCTTTAAGTGCGGTTTCTCTACTACCTTCATTTGGATATGTTTTTTTATTTTGTGAATCCCAAATAACTTGTTTATATTCCAATTCAATTAAATCTTTTTGTTCTATTAACTTACTTATTTTTATATTTAATTTATCAATTGTTTTTTCAATATCCAGATTTTCAAGTTCAATACATGTTATCTGGGCTGATAAACCTAATGGAGATAAAGTATCATCTTTTTCATCTGGTGGATATTTTTCTAATACTTTTTTAACCTCATCATCTGGTAATCCCTTACTTAATATTTCTTTAGCTTCTTTCGATGGTAAACCAGTGGATTTATTTAATATTTCTTCAATTTCCTTATCTGATAAAGTATTTATATATTTATCAAAATTTATTTTTTCAGATATTTTATTTTCTTTTGTTTCCATAATCATTTAATTTTTTTAAATATAAGATATAATTCAAAAAATGTAAATAGTTATTATTTATTTTTTTTATTGTCTTTATTAATTATTATTTTTTTACCTTTAATAACTTTATTAACACTATTCATAAATTCAAGTGTTGTCATTTCTCCATATTTAACACACAAAGAATCACAACCAAAATTATTTCTATATTTTTTAATTGACATTTTTTCAATCTTTTTAAGTTTATTTTTATTTTCTTGTAATTGTGCATATCTCATTACAACCAATTCATCAAAAATATTTATTGGTAATACATCTGATGATAAATGAATACTATCATTATCTTTATCGTCAGTACCGACCCAAGTATAATATCTGCCCCTTATATAACTCATAATTTTTTAAATTTTATTATTTATAAATCCATTCTTTTAATTGTTCTTGAAAACTATTTAAAATTTTATTATAAATTTCATCTTTCTGTTCTTTTGTTATTAAATTATTAATATCTGGACATTCAAATCCCCAGGTATAATATTTTAATTCTGGTTTGTTATCCAAACCATTAGTTAATTCTTTATATATTCCTTGTTCAAATGAATTCATTTCATCTGAATATATATGATAATAAAAATTATTATGCCCATCTTTAAATTTTGACCATTTTAACAGACCTTTTTTATCATATGATAGTTCATATTCGATTGCAACAATATCATCTAGTTTCAATTCATTAATCTCTCCAAATATTCTTTTAACATATTCTTTATCAAACTCACCATTCACTTTAACTGTTACTTTATCATTCATAATTTTTCAAATAATCCTTCTCGCTATTTACGATTCGAATAAATGGTTCCAAATAATCAACATAATCTTGATTCCAGATTACATTAATGAATCCAGAATCTGTCATGAGTTTCAAAAGATTTTTTGACCCTCTGTTTTCATCGTCCAAAGGCAATGTGTGTATGTCTTTTACCATTTCTATAGCTTCATCTGTTATAAATGGTTTAGATAAGTCAACTAATTTTAAATTTCTTTCATATATATCTCTACCATTTAATAAATTATTTAAACTTTTTAATGGTTTATTTTTATTTTTTATTCTTTCTTCTTGAATTAATTTTGTTTTATCTATTATTTCATTAAAAGTAATGGTTTTCTTTTTTATTTCTGGAAAATATTTTAAAAGTGTTTTTTCTTTGATCATTTTTATGCCTGATATATTATCGCTAGTATCGCCTTCGATTGCCTTAACTAATACTGTATTAGATAAATGATGTTTAAAAAATAAAAAATAATTATTTTTTGTAATTATTGTTTTTTTATTAGCTAAATATAAACTGACTCTATTATTTATTAATTGTAACAAATCTCTATCATTAGTATATATTACCACTTCTTCATTTTCTAATAAATTTTGACAATAATAAGAAATCATATCATCTGCTTCTGTTTCATCATCTTCTACCTGCCTAAAAAACAATTCTTCTGCAAATTTTTTTATGTTTATTCTTTGTATTAAAATAGATTTATCTTTCTCTAATTCCTTTTTTATTTCTTTATCGGTTAATTCTAATGGATTTGAATACCACGATTTACCTATACGATTAGATTTATATTCTGAAAATATACGATATCGTAATATTCCAGAATGAATCCCATCAAAAAATAATATGATTCTATCTGGATTAATGATCGGTAATAATTTTCTTATTATAGTAAAAAAACCAAATAACCCCCCAATATGATTATCTGCAAAATATAAATCTTTCCAAGCATTTATTGATTGTTTTAATAAATATTGTGCATCTACACAAAGAGTTTTCATATTCTTATTTTAAATTATTATTTGCCAACTCTCAATAACTTACTGTATAATTTTATATATTTTCTTTTACTATTTTTATTGCATTTGGTGGAACATTAACTAAAATATAATATCCCATATTTTTATAATTTGGATCATCAAATACTCTCAAATGTTTTATTTGTTTTGGATCTATCTCCAATAAAGTATATTTCTGATCCTTTTTTCCTTTTAGCCCTGCCTGTTTTTTAAATATATCAACTAATGATAATGTTTCATTATAATCTATCCCAAAATATATTCTTTCTGGATGTTTTGATAATTTTGATTCTGCTCTTGGTGTTAATCCTATTTTTTTAATTTTGTGTAAAACATCTTGTCTTGTAATATGATACAATTTATCTGATATTTTATCTTTATCCAATTCAACATCAAATTTTGCTTCAATAGTGACATCAAATTGTTCCAGAAAATCATATTTTTTTATTAATTCAAATAAAAATTCTTCATTATATGATACTTTTTTTAAATTTAATTTTCTTTTTTCTTTATAATCTATTACAGTTAGAAAATATCCAAGATTATTTATATAAGCTAATATATGTTTTGCATCTTCTATATCATTTCTTAACGGTAAAAAACTAACAATTAGTGTTCCATCTGGATGAGTTTCTATTTTTGGTTGGGTTGTAACTGGACCTATTTTTAATCTGGTACTAAATATATTTTTACCATATCCTACTGTTAAAAACATTCTTTCTAATAAATTTTTTGCTAATTTTGGTGATTGAGTTTTTATTAGTCCTTCATAAATAACAAAATAATCATCTTCATAATAATCCCCACTATTATAATTAATTAAATCAACCATTCTCTCCAGTTGTTCATATAAATTTTTAAAATTACTCACTTTTATAATTCCGCTTTAACTGGTTGATTTGTATTTAATATTTCTCCTGTTTCCGTATCAACACTCAAATCTTGTTCATTGTCAAATTTTCCTACTCTCTCTTCCCAACTACTTTTCATTTTTTCTTTATATCTATCAATTTCAGATTTATCATTTTTTAAAAATCCATGTGGTGTTAAAAATACTTTTTCTTCCAAAATTGTAAATTCATCTTCATGATTTTTTTCTATTGCTATTTTAGTAACATCACCAACTTTAACTTTTTTTCCACTTACAATACAACTAATTTTATTTAAACCAGAATCAGTAATCCCACCGCATCTGAAAATATAAGTTGATGAATATGTCATTGCCTCACCACCTTTTGGAATAAGTTTTGGTTGCCCCATCGGAACCATAGCAGGTTTTATATATCCTTGATTTACTGCCAATATAGTATTTGTATATGGTGAATCAACTTTTCTTGACATTCCAATTCTACTTTTCATTCCCTTACCCATAAGGGAAGAATACACTACAGCATCTTGCATATTTCCCCCCTTAAGTGATCCGTCTTCATTTATCTGTGCATTCATTCTACCTGATATTGAACCAAAACTATCAATAACGAATACAATATCAAATGGAATTTCTCCCTTATCCTGAAGATCTAATATTTTATTTATTTCCAAAAATAAATCTTCAATATTTTTAAATCCGTCTTTATATAAGAAAAATCCATCATATATTGGTAATCCATTTTCGTCTGTATCAACAACATTTCCTTTATCAAATCCAATTAATTGAAGATGATTCCAATCAAATTTATTTTCTGTTATAATAAAAACTGGTAAAATACCCCGCTTTTGAGCTGCAGTGGCGCACTCAAAAAGTAGAGTTGTTTTTCCTGCCCCGCTATGTCCAATAATTTGATGAACATATCCCACAGGAATTCCTTCCATTCTCAGTGCATCTTTAATAGCATAAGAAAAAGGAATATATTTATCATCTTTATATGCTGTTACCGTTTCAACTTTCTTTTTTAAATCAAGAATATTAAATTCTTTCTTTTTAATTGTTTTTTTTTCTAACATATTATTTGTTTTTTAATTTTTCTCTATTTTTTAAAAATGTTTTATATTGTTCTACGGTCAAATATTGTTTATCACCATTATCTATTTGAATAATAACTCCATAAGGTTCTTTAAACCCATCACCTACAACCCATTGTAATACTGTGTGTTCCCACATATTATTTTTGTATTTTTAATTAGTTAAAAAAACAGATAGGTAACATAGGCATTGAATATTCTATTTTGGATAGATTGGATATGTATATTACTAGTCTATCATCTCCAACTTCTATCTGTTGTATTATTTTTTTAATTAAAATGGGAGATCGTTTGATTCCTCTTCTCCATCATCAGAACCATCAGAAACATCTGAAGTTTCAAAAACATCTTCAGTTTGTTTTTTCAACTTTTTACTTGATTTAGTATTATCTACTTCTTTACCATTTGTTCGTGGTGAAGTAGTTTCTGTTTTTGTTTCAATAGTAATATCATTCTTAATAACAGAATCAACAACTTTCAATGTTTTTTTACTAGCTCCACCTGGAGTTATCATTTTCTTCTGAGATTCATCCCAATAGGGTGCTTTCCCTTCAACAACTGCTTGAAGATATTCAACATCTTTTGGTTTATAAACATCTTTCCATGTTAATTTATCATTAACCAACTCTTTTAATTGTTCATCATCATCAGATAATCTTGACACATCTTCTGGCATAATTGAAGAAACTGTTGTATATACAATATTATTTGTACCTGTTGTTTCAGTAGCTGTAATTATTATATCCCTTCCATTAATAGGATCTGTTATATCACCTTTTTTTGTAAAAACTGGTAATATCTTATCAAAAATTCCATTTTGTTTCCAATTATGTTTAAATCTCCAAAATTTAACTCCATCTTCAACTTTTTCTCTATCAATTCCTTTTACAATATAAAAAAGAGATGATTGATATGTTCTAGATAATTCAAAGTCCCCCTCTTTCCCAGTTGATTTTAATGCATCTTCTGCTTCACACAAAGGACATTTTTCTTTATCATTTTTTTGTGGACAAGATAATTTATTCCATTTACCATTTACTTTTATGTGATGAAAATATCCCTCTTTAAATGGTGAACTGTCATCATTAGTTGGAAGAATTCTAAAAATATATTCTCCAGGGTTTGCTGTATTAAAATATTTTTTTAAAAATTCTTCTCTCTGCTCAGCAGTGAATTTTTGTTTTTTTGGTTTTGGTTGATTCTTAGTATATTGGCTTTTAATTCTTTCAAGAATTTCATTTGTTTTTGTTGTACTCATTTTTTTAATTTTTTAATTGTTAATAATTATGGTGATTTATCACCTTGATTTAATTTTATAACACAAAGATAAATATAATGAAATGAAAAGTAAATATTAAATTAAAAAATATTTTTTTTAAAAAACACTAGTACCCCATTTTTCTTCTAGTTGCCATGGATTCTTCTTCATCTTTATCACCAGTGCTAAATAAAGAATTTTTAATTTCGTTTTGATCGTAATTTATAATGTCACTTTTATCAAGAGTCAATTTTTCTGGTTCTTTTTCAGATTCTTCATTATCATCTGCCCCCCAATAATCAGATAATGTTTGATTAAATGGGCCACTTTTAAGTGAAATCATTTCAAGTTGATCCTTATAAGATGGTGGTTTCATTTCACCAACATCAGATGATAATTTATCAACTTTTTGAGATAATTGATCAACACCCCCTAATTTAGATGTTAAATCTTGTATTGATGCCAATATTTCAGCTTGCTGTGTCATTACCTTTTTTGAATAATCTCCAACAGATTCAATATCTTTTTCAACATCTTTAACATCACTTTTTGATGCTGTTTCTGGTTCTTTTTTCTCTTCTTCTGGTGGTGTTTCTGGCATAGGTGGGGGTGTTGTAGTATCAACAGGAGTTTATTGTCAATTGGAGGTAATTCTGGTACTTCGCCAGCTGATGGAGCTGCGGCTGGTTCTTTTTTTGGTGGTCTTCCAACAGGTTTTTTCCCAGCTGGTTGCTCATCAATCATATATTCATTTTCATATTGATGATTGGCAGGATATCCTTTTTCATTTTCTTTCTCTATTTTTGAATACTCAATTTCTTGTTGATCATAGTAATTTTCTTTTATAATTTTTGGTGGATTATTAAGATTATAATTTGAAATAAATAATATTCTTTTTATTTCTTCTTGTAATAATTTATTATTTTTATTCATTAATTTATTATTTTTTATAATAAGAGACACATTGTTCTTTATTTAGAACAAATTACTTTTTAACAATTTCTTTTGATTTTAATGGTTTTTCTTCGTTAAGTTTCTTTTTTACGGATTCATAAATTAATTCAGGATTTTTTGAACCATACTTTTTTGCCAGATTAATAACTTCTTCTTTTAAATCATTTTTAACTTCTTTAACAATTTCTTTTTTAATTATTTGTTCTGATTTTGGTTGTTCTTCTTCCTTTATAACCATTTTTTCTTTTATTTCTTCACTATTAGCTGGAGTTTCAACAAATCCATATCCTTTAGGTTGAAAATTATAATTAACCAGTTCTTTAAATCTATTAACTGTTTCTTTAAGTAATTGTTCTTTTATTTTTTCCATAATTTTTGTTTTTTTAAATTTATTAATTATTTAGTCTGTTAACAACTGACGACCATCAGAAGTAATAAATACTTTATTTACTCTTTCTATAATTGAATCTTTATTTTTCATACGACACTCCTCCGTAGTACATTTTTCCTGGACAATTTTATTTTCCTGTTTTTCTTTTTCAGAAAGAAAATCATCAACTGTTGTATTTAATTTTTCCAGATTTTTATCTTTTTCCATAATATTGTTATTTTTTTATATAAATATCACGTAAAATAAAAAAAGACTAATTATAAATTATTTTTTATGAATATACGCTTAGTGCTATTTTTTATCAATTCTCCATTTTTAAGAATTATACACATATTTCTATATTTGGACCAATCTATGCTAACCGATTTATAATCAATATTTCCTTCATTTAAACCAGATTCTTTTTCAATTAATTTATTTAAAGAGTTAATAGTAAAAATTACATTATTTTGTTTATCTTTTTGAATTGGTATCGTCCCAGGATATATTGAATTAAAATTTATTTTATTATTAACATCATATTCAAATATATAAGTAATTAAATATTGTTGTTTATTGGTAAGATTTTTTATAATAAATATTTTTTCTTTGGGGATAGAATATTCCTGATTTAACTTATCAATAAAATCATTAATTTTTTCTTTATAATCATCTTCTTCTTTTATGTCTAAAAAAGAACATAATAGTAATTTTTTATCTTGCACTGCTAAACATTAAATTTTATTTTGAAAAGTTATCCATCAAATATGGTAGGTATATATAATAATTATCTATTTTTTTAAAAACCTTTTCTATATTTTTATTAATTTCAGTTATAAATAGTTGAGAATTATTTTTTATCTCATTTATTAATAAATATCTATCCCAACCTAAAAAATCAATCACATTTAGATTAATTGAAAAAATTTTATTATTTTTTTCAGTTTTACTATTTACTTTTGAAAAATATATCGTATTGTTGCTTGCAACATAGCAATTTATTTTTTTATCTTCTTTTTTAAATATATAATATAATAATTGATCTAGAGAATTAAGCTT